AATTCTATTCTTGGCGCAAAGAATTTCTATAATGTATACGGAAACATATTAAGTTCGTCTGGCGCTGCTCAGCTTGGAGTTACTCTTAGCGAAACAAAAAATGGTAATTCTTTAAGTTTTGCTCTTGAATCTTCATGGGGTAACTCAATCGTTACGCAAGAAATCAATATGCCGCAAAATACCTTAATGAGAATTAAAGGTACTGTAAATCCAGGAACAAGCTCGTCCTGTAAAATACAAATACAAGGTAGTAATGACGGAGAAAATTGGGTTAGTATACTAAATTATTTACCAGTATCATCTTCTATTAATATAACATTTAATTCAGGTTCTTATTCATATTATTCAATAGAATATAGGGCTAATTACAGTGGGACAACCTCAACAACAGTAAGCTTTACTAATATGATGATATTCTTAGGAAGTGATACTGATACAGTTTGGAAACCCTATTGTATGACTAATTCTGATTTAATGTACTATAGAGACGATTGGGTTAAAAAATCCGTTGCTCAATCAAATGGTACTGTAGTATTTGATAATCTTGATCCCGATTGTTGCTATAGAATAGAATATGTTCTCCCGAGTAATGGAACATACTCTTCTATTCCTAAATGGACTAGCGTTAAACAAGAGGCTGGAACTACGACTGGTACAATTAAATTGACATATACTATAAGTGGCGGTGTAGATGGTAGTTCTTATTATAAATTAAGACGTGAAAGATAAGGAGGTCTTTATATGGCTGATAAACCAATAGACAAGGCCTATCTAAAACAATCTTTTAGAGATTTTTATGATATAGTTTTAACCGTCAAAGCTGCCGTATTTGGAGGTTCAGACAAATCTCTCGTATCTACGGGAGAAAAGTATGAATGGAATGAAAAGATTGGCAAATCTTCTACTGTCGGATTAGTAAAGAACGATGGTACTATTGATACTACAGAATATGCTACAAGTGGCGCTCTTGCTTCAAAAGCAGATAAAGTTGTGGGCGCAACTAATGGTAATTTTGCGGGACTTGATACCAACGGAAATATCACGGATAGTGGGAAAAATTCAACTGACTTCATTCAGACATCTCCTACGGTTGGCTTGGTAAAAAATGATGGATCTATTGATACCACTACTGCTTCCAGCGTTGCAAATAAAGTAGACAAAGTTCCCGCTGCTACAAGCGGGAATTTTGCTACCTTTGACGCAAGTGGTGGTATTGCAGATAGCGGTATTGATGCGAGCGCAATTCCTAGTGGAGCAAGCGCATCTAACAAACTCTTAACCGAAAGTGATCTTACTGAAGGCGATGGTATTGATATAACTGGTACTACTATCGCACTGGATGTAAGTTATCTTACGGCAAGCAGAATTGGATTTATAGATGCTTCTGAAAAGGGTGTACCTAATGGTGTTGCAGCACTTGATAGCACCGGTAAGATACCCGGATCTCAACTGCCCGGATATATAGATGAGGTAGTTGAAGGGTATTTATACGATGGTGTTTTTTATGAAGATGCTGCACATACAATTCCTATCACTCCGCAGGATGATCAGATATATGTAGACCTTCCTACCAACACTACTTACAGATGGGGAGGAACAGTTTATGCTCAAACTAACGGAGCGCTTGCATTAGGCGAAACACATTCGACGGCTTACTATGGTGATTTAGGTAAGGCGGCATATGATCACTCGCAGATAAACGATGGTTCTAATCCGCATGGTACTACTGCTGACAACATTGATCTTGCTACGAGTATTACGGTAGATGGTAATGTTGTAACAGATGTAGAAGGCGCATTGGGCGCACTTAATACATTAGCAGATGATACCAAGACAGAGCTTGAGGCAAAGGCTGAATTAGATGATTTAGTACCGCCTTTTGATCCTGATAGCCCCGATCCATATTCAGCTGGTGAATATGTTGTGTATAACAACAAGATTTATAAATTTACTTCATCTCATACAGGGCCTTGGACTGGGACAGATGTTGTTCCAGCTAATTTGAGTGAAGAAATTGATGATGTAAAGGAATCTGTAGATAATTGTGTTATCCCGTTGCTCAAAGCTGAATACGACGCTTTATCATACAACGAGAAGCACGATCAAAGTAAAGTTTATTATGTGACTGATTATGATGCACATATGAACTATGTTGAACTTGATGATAATACAACTGCCCTTGATAAAGTTTGGAGTAGTTCTAGGATTGCAGATGAGTTTGATAATCATATATATCAGCTTCCTCAAGAGCTTACTAAGGAAGAATATGATGAGTTGACTCCTGCTGAAAAACATGATCTGACTAAGATTTATTATGTAGAAGATTATGATTCATATGTAAATTACGCAGAATTGAACGACAACGCGGTTGCTTTTGATAAGACTTGGAGTAGTCAGAAGATAAGCGATTACGCTGCTACTATAGATGATGTACAGACTCAGAGTAATAAGACTTGGAGTAGCAATAAGATAGTTGCCTATATAGCAAATCTTTTATCAAGTAAAGTAGATAAGATTACCGGCAAAGGATTGTCGACTAATGATTATACAGATACTGATAAGACAATAGTTGGTAATGTTGCAACTCAATTATCCAAGAAGGTTGATAAGATTACCGGTAAGGGATTATCCACGAACGACTATACTACAACTGATAAAAATATCGTTAGCAACGTAACGACTAATTTGGCGAGCAAAGTAGATAAAGTAAATGGCAAAGGATTATCCACAAACGACTATACTACGACTGATAAAAATATCGTTGGTAGTGTAACAAGCAATTTAGCAAATAAGGTAGACAAAGTATCCGGAAAGGGACTGTCCACAAATGATTATACTACTGATGAGAAGAATAAGTTAGCAGGTATAGCTTATAATGCAAATAATTATTCTCTGCCTGATGCTACTACTTCCACTAAAGGCGGTGTTATTGTTGGTGCTGGATTAAAGGTTAATGGTGGGGTTATACAACCAAACCAAACTGTTTCTAAAACTTATAGTTATTCAATAGCTGGAGGATCAACAACAATACAACCAGGTGCACAAGTACCAGCATATGTAGAAGTAACTTCAGATAAAGATTTATATAAAAGATTAAATAGAGGCGGAATAATTACAAGTGTTGAAGCTGGGCCGGGTGCAGTACTTGCGTTAGTTCGTAATTTTGAACGAACTTCTAATTCAATAGTTATAAGTGTAATGTTATACAATATTATACAGTCGTCCGCACAAACTATATCAAGTTGTACATTCTTTGTTCAAATGTGCGAATAATATAAAGGAAAATTAATATGGGAACAATATTTCATAATGATATCCCATATACAGGATTAGGTACTCCAAATCTTTGGGGAGCTATTACCGGTACATTATCAAATCAACATGATCTACAGACAATCCTTGATACCAAAATGGAAACCGCAAATAAGGATGAATATACCGCCATACAAACGCAATCGAATGGTGTGGTTGTATTTGATAATCTTAATCCTAATTATGGGTATGCAATAGAATATGTAAATAATACTAATGGTCTTAGTATAAATATTCCCAAGTGGACTAACTTAAAACGTGAAAACGGAACGAATACTGGAACCATTAAGTATACATTTACTATTAGCGGCGGAACGGACGGAAGTTCACAGTACGCCCTGAGAGTTAAAAAATAGAATAAACAGGGACACTTCTTAGTAAATGAAGTGTTATTTTACTAAGAAAGGTGGAAAATAAATGGCAGTATTTTATGAGACTCCTGTTGTTACAGAGGAGTACACTAGCGCAGTGACTCAAAGCGGTAGTACCGTTACATTCACTGGGCTTAATCCTAATTTTGGCTATGAAATTCATTATGTTAGTCCTAATAGTCAGACAGGCAATCTGTCAATTCCTAGATGGACTAATGTTAATAAATCAATATCAGGATCAAATATGACTTTAGTATATACAATCTCTGGTGGAACTTCTGGAAGTAGCCAATTTAGGTTAAAGAAAACAGCTGTATAACAGGATAAATTAAGCAAGGAGAAATACTATGACATATTTTAATATAGAAATGCAAGTAAAAGATGATGTTGCAACACCGGCTATATATGCTAGAGCTTCTAAGGACGAGGCTGTAACGAACTTCCATATGAGCATGGCAAGCATGAGAGCTGCTGTTGACGCTGGTACGCTCGACGAGGCAACTGGCCTGGTTATCAATTCATGGGGCGGTATTGAGGTTCCTTATGTAGAGCATTACATGAAGGAAGCGGTTCCGCCTGTAGTTCAGGAATAATTTGAACCTTTAAACAATTGAATAATGTCTTTATATATAAAGAGATAAATTAAATTGTAATTTTACTACCCTCCGAGATCTGCGGATCGCCGGTGAAGTAACCTCTGTTTTCGGACACGTTAAGAAAGGTATGTATATAACTTAGCAATCAAATTATTACGCATAGTGATGGCGTGGAGTGAAAAGGCTAAACATTGAGCGTGAATAGCGCAAGACGTAGACTACCATGTTAAGGGAACAGGACAAATCCCTTGCCGAGTTGTCATGTCTGCGTAATAATTTCGGATTGCGACATAATCTAACTCGAATATATGAGTTAAAAACGAGTTAAAACGAGTTAAGAAGGGAGATAAATAGATATGGCTTTAGTACCTATGAAATTTGATAATTCAAAGAGTAGTAATAGTATAACGGTCACGCCAACCACAAATTCTTACTATACGATAAATTCAGCAAAGAGTTTTTCAATAGGTGATGCGGCACATTGCCTTACTATTGATGTAAATTGCACAACACCCGATGATGCAGACTGGAGAGAAATTGCCACTTTGAGCGTAACCGCTAAAGAGGATTTATTCATTAACGGAATTGCTTACAATGGCACTAATAATCCGCATGGTATTTCTTTCCGAGTAGGTGGAAATAAACTGTATGCTTTTACAGGTATAACAGGCGGCAGATATAGAGCGCAGATAATGTTTGCTACAGCATAATCTGAAACTGTGGTATAATATCCGCAAGGAGGTATGACATGACGAACGACCAAAAAAGAGAATTAAGAAAAAGGTTGAGCAATGGCACTTGTTGTATTGAAACTGGATATGAGTACGCAAAAGTCGTTGAAATTCTTGCTCTTTTCATGTTGGAAAATGAGGATGTTAAGTCAGAAGTAAAGGCTTGTATTGATAGTTTAGAACCATATCTATATGATGCAAAACCTAACCCATATGTATTGATTAACCCTTGTTCGCTGAATGATTTGCTTCGCATTGAAGCATAGTTCCGTCATAATCTGAAACGATTACGTCATAGATTTATGCTATAATATACCAAAAAGGAGAAATACATTATGGCATTTATTGACATGAGTGACGAGCCTGTTTTTATAAAAACAGAAGATGGGGTAAAATCTGTCAAAGTCACAAAAAAAGAATATAACAAAGATATGGGCTGTTATATCATCCGTGAATATGAAGAAGTCAAAAGGGAGAACAGGCATGACAAAGGCTGACCTTGAGAAATACGGTGGTGTTACACCGTTTGAATTGTATGAAACAATCGGCAAGTTACGGTTTTTTATGAGTCGGGGTTATGTTCCCGAAGTTCCTAATGTAATGAGAGTGCTAAACTGTCTGTATGCGGTTATTGGGGATGAGTTCAAGGGCGAAATTGACACATTCATAAGAAATCAAAATGAAACAAATATGCAACAATTCCAACACGTTTAACCCGTTGGAAATGCGTTGAAAACACGTTGGCATCCTTCGGGGTGCTTTTTTATTGGAAAGGAAAACAGAATGGTGGATCCAGCAATCATTGTTTCGATTATCACGGGAGCATTGAGTCTTGCCGGGGTAATCATAACAAATGTGAACAGCAACAGGAAAATTGAGCATCAGCTTGAAGTTTCAATGGCGATCACAAACACGAAGCTCGAGGATCTGACGAAACAGGTTGAAAAGCACAACCAAGTCATTGAGCGCACGTTTAAGCTTGAACAGGCTGTTGCTGACATGAAGGGAGGTAAGCCATGAAAATGAGTAACAAATTGTATGATGCACTCAAATATTTATGCCAGATTGCACTTCCGGCTGTTGGGGGCCTTTATTTTGCTTTGGCGCAGATATGGTCGCTGCCGTATGCTGAGCAGATTATTGGCACGATTTCTGCCGTGACTGCCTGTTTAGGAATATTGCTCGGCATAAGCACATACAACTACAACAAGGCGGGTGAGTGATATGGCATATACTGATAAATCATTCTTTGAGAAGATAAAGTCGATGGTTATCAAGGATATGCAGTTATCAGGCATCCTTGCATCATTAACGGCTGCACAGGCATTCATTGAGAGTAGCAAAGGCAATTCCGGGCTTACGTCAAAGGCAAATAACCTTTTTGGCATCAAAGGCACGTATAACGGCCAGAGCGTCAAAATGCTCACGACAGAATACTATAACGGCGTAAAGTGCCGGGTATATGCTGACTTCCGCAAATATCCATCATGGCAGGAGAGCATCAATGACCATTCTGCTTTATTTAATCGCTTGGCTCATTATAAGAACCTTCGGGGCGAAACAGACTATGTAAAAGCGTGTAACAACGTGCAAAAAGACGGATATGCAACTTCCCCGACATATTCCACTACACTTTTATCTGTCATCAACAAATACAAGCTGTATGAGTGGGATGCGGAGGCACTCGGTCATCCTGTTAAGCCACAGAAGGTCGAGACAGTTGCGCAACACTATCCCACGCTTCTTATTGGATCCAAAGGCGATTATGTACTGCATTGGCAGAAATACCTTAATCTGAATGGTTTTCCTTGCGGAACAGAAGATGGTATCTTTGGCAAAAACACAAGGGCCGCTGTTATTGAGTATCAGAAGAGCAAGGGCCTTGTACCAGATGGCATCATCGGGAGCAAAACATGGGCTTCCGTTGGCGTATAGATTTTCTTTCCACTTTCATTTTACTTTTCCCCCAGGCTGTCAGCTTCCCCCGGTTGGCAGCCTTTTTTTATTTACTACGTACTTTCTTACAAAATCCCCGAAAAACACGTAAAAACGGCATTTTGCATTATCTAGGGAGAATAAAAACGGGGGTTGTAGATACGCTACTTTTCAGATTTTATGCGGGTTTGTGATGTTTTACAACCGTATGTTATCTTTTTATATTCATACATATATTCTTACAAATCAGAGTTTGTTCACAGCTTCCAAAAGGACATCCAGAGACAGATGCGTGTAATGTTCTGTGATGTCTTTTGTCGAATGTCCGACAATGGCTTTTATGATCCGCGGATCCACGCCAGCTTCAGTCAGCCGTGTAATGAAAGTATGGCGCGTGTCGTGTATGTGATATCCGGGCAACAGTTCCTTGAAGTGAAAATTGAAGGTTGTGTATGGTGGAACGGGTGCGATCGGGAGGATCTTCAGCAGCTTGTCACAGATCGGGACCGTTCGGATGCCATATTTTGTTTTGGCGCGGACTATCTCAATGTAATTATCATGGCAGTTTTCCGGCTTCAAATTGTATAATTCCGAATATCGAAGTCCTGTATAGAGATATACGAGGATAATTTTTGCCATATCGTCATGGTCTGAAATATCCCACAAGCGCATAATATCCTCTTCTGCTATCGTTTTGCGGTCCACAGAGCGCGTTAAGGGCGCAGAGGATAAATCTATAACCTGATGATAATTAAGAGCCGTAAGGGGCATATAACCACGTTTTACGGCATAGTCTATCAGAGGTTGCAATACCTTCTTTACGCATTTTGCAACATTTTCTGTTCCATTCAGTTCATCATAAAATCGCTGAAGCGTCACACGGTCAATATCTTTCAGGAGCATATCATGTAACGGTTCGAGATGGTTCCAACCAACACGATAGCCCTTGATGGTTCCCGGTGCTTTTCCTTCCTGCATCGGCAACCATTGATTGTATATGTCTGTAAGAGTGATACTTGACAGGCTGTAAGGGTCGTTATTGTATGCGGCAAGCGCCTTTTCTGCTTCCCGGTATGTCTTATGATACGAGATATACTTGTATTTTGGTGTGCCTTTTTCCGTCCATCCTATTATCTTCCGGCAAGCATAAGGACGGCGGCGGTTTCCTGCAAGTTTTGTAATGTGGCCGGAGCCGTTGGCTCTCCTGATAGTAATCACATCCCTTCATTTAATGCGTTTTAACCATTTACAATGTTTTTTTCCGTGTTCTCAAGGTCAAGAAGCTTCATAACACTATTTTTAGTACCTTTATCCGCAGATCTGAAAGCAACAATAAGCTTATATTCAGACCGTGATATGTCTATCGGTTGCGGTTTTGCAGTTTTGCAACTTGAATCGCATTCCATCGGCACGTTTAAGCCCATTAACCAAACAGGATTAACATCAAGCGCGTTGGAAAGCATCATGAGCTTATCTTCTTTTGGTTTTGCATAACCACTCCGATATTGGCTTATAGTCGCATCGCTTATGCCTGTTCTCTTTACCAAATCCACAGCGTTCATCCCTCGGATAGTTAAAGCTTCGTTAAGCCTACTACTAAATGTTGTAATCAATTCAATCATAAATACCCACCTCCATTAACATCATATAAGATATTGCGTGTAATTTCAAGATATGAAAATAACACTTTAATTTGATTAAAAATTTATATTGACAACATACTTTCAAAATGGTAAAGTACAGACAGGGCAAAACCATATCTTGTAGGGAAGGAGGTACAACATGGCTTTTAAGTACAATAGGTTGAGAGGTCGAATTGTTGAAATATGCGGATCTCAAGCTAAATTTGCCGAAGTTCTGGGAGTGTCCGAACAGATTGTGACTGCTAAATTGGCAGGTCGTTCTTCGTTCACACAGGAGAACATCATCACATGGGCCGAGGCACTACATATAGATCAGAACGATATCGGCGATTATTTTTTTACCCTTGAAGTTTCAAACGGTTAAAGAATGAGGTTTTCTATGAAACGCATCACAACAAAACAGGCATCCATCATGATGGGTGTGTCGGAACAGGCCGTGAGGGTAATGATACAGAACGGACGCATTCCGGGGGCATCATGCGGTGGATCCAAAACAAGACATTCGTATTTTATTACGGATGCACAAATCAAAACACTTATGGAAGGAGGTATTGCAAATGATGAGGGGTTGCCGTTATGCAACGGGAGTTCTGCTGATGTTAATCGGCGGTAACGGTTTGGCAGAAATAGCCACAAGCAATCACGGGTGCTTCTGGCTGTGCAATATCCTGTTTGTCACGGGGATTTGCATCTGTTTGTATGAAATCATAACAAAGGAGGGGGAACATGATGAAAACAACAACTGATTTATTAAGCGTAAACAGCAAGGTCAAAGTACAAGCGGAAATCGTTGACGCGAAGCTCGAACGCGATCAGATCAAGTACAAGATCAAGGTTGCGAAAACTTGGTTCACGGAAGATGAGCTTGATGTTTGTGACGATGACGAAGATTAAGGAGGAAGGAATGAAAGAAAAGATTATCGACCTGTTGACAGGGACGAACAGAGCCGGAATTGACGATCTTATCGAGTGCATGGATGAGTACGGCTTTTTTGAGGCTCCCTGTTCGACAACACACCATCTGGCAAAGGAAGGGGGACTTGCGGAGCATTCATTGAACGTCTATTACGGAATGCTTGAAATCGACAAGGCACTCAAGGCTGACCTGCCATATGACAGCATCGTAATATGCGGCTTGCTTCACGATCTGGGAAAGATGGGTGATCACGGCAAGGCAAACTACATTCTGAACGTGCTGAAGTCGGGCGAAGTAAGCGATGCGAAGAGGTACAAGGCAAACGCAGAACTGTTATACCTGCCGCACGAGATCCGGAGCGCAATGATTGCTGAACGCTTCATTGAGCTTACAGAGGATGAGGAAGCAGCCATTTTGTGGCATAACGGCCTCTATGGTCAGTTCAAGTATGACATCCCCGGCAAGGAAACACCGTTATACATGATCCTGCACTGGGCGGATATGTGGGCCTCAAGAGTGACGGAGATGGAAGAAGAAGCAGAAATTATACAGATGATGTCTGAATAAGGGAAAAGGAGGAGTTAGTTATGGGTCAAGCAGTTCTTATCCTGGGCGAGACAGGCTCGGGAAAATCTTACAGCATCAAGGACTTTGACGTGGATGAAGTCGGGATCTTTGCTGTTGAAAAATCATTTTTACCATTCAAGAAGGATTTTAAGATTGCCCGCCACGCAAACTATGAAACCATCATGGGAGTGTTTAAGGGCGATCCGGAGCTGAAGAAGTACATCATTGATGATAGCCAGTATTTACTTGTCAATGAGATGTTCGACAAAGCAAAAGATACCGGATATGGCAAATTCACGGATATTGCACTTCATTTCCGCAATCTTATCCATTTTATCAATCATAATTTGCCGGATGACGTGATCGTGTATTTTCTGCACCATACCGAGACCGACAGCAACACCGGGAAGATCAAGGCGAAAACTGTCGGTAAAATGCTCGATAATCAGTTAACTGTGGAAGGTTGCTTCAATATCGTGCTTCTTTGCTCGGTAGAGGGTACGGAACATTATTTTATCACGCAGAGTGATGGATATACAACAGCGAAGTCACCGGAAGGGATGTTTGATTTACGCATCCCCAACGATCTGAAGGCAGTCGATACAGCCATTCGTGAGTATTACGGGATGGAAACCACAACAAAGAAATCAAAGAAGGGAGAATAATATGAAATCTATCAAAAACATTGCTTCCGTACAGGAAGCCGGGGACAGCACAAGGTTACCCGCAGGGGGTTACATCTGCAAATATACAAAGGTCGAGGATACACCCGAAAAACAGTATCTGTACATGGAATTTGACATTGTAGAGGGCGAATACAAAGGCTATTTTGCGGATCTGGAAGAGAGGGCCGATTTTTGGGCTGGACGTTGCTGGAGATCATACAAAGATAAAGCACTCCCCATGTTCAAGCGTATGTGTTCGGCGGTTACGAAGTCAAATAAGGGCTTTATCTTTGACGGTAACGAACACGCAGACGAATCCACGCTTATCGGCAAGAAGGTCGGCATCATTTTGGGCGAAGAAGAATATTTGGGAAACGATGGATCCATAAAAACACGCCTGTATGTCGTGCGCGAAGTTGACATCGCAGATATCAAGGCCGGAAAGTTCAAGGTACCGGCATTAAAGAAAATCCCTGAAAGTTCAGCAGAAGTAAAGCAGGATGATGATTTCATGAACATCCCGGAAGGAAGCGGCGAGGAGACACCGTTTAATTGACCATCATTGAAGATACCCGGCAAAAAGCCGGAATGCACGACATCAAGCATAAATGCTTTGAAGAAATGGGCGTGAGGTTGGTGCGTAATATGCTCCCATTTGGCGATTACGCACTTCCGCCAGCCATTTCAATAGACACAAAGACAGATATAGCCGAGATTGCTTCCAACATCGGGAGCGATCATAAACGCTTCAAGCGTGAGTGTATAGCGGCAAAAGAAGCGGGATGTCAGCTCATCATACTGGTAGAGAACGCCGAGGGAATAACTTGTGTCAATGACGTACACAGATGGGTTAATCCCGAGCTGATATATCGACCGAGAGCCATTACAGGAGATCGGCTGCAAAAGGCAATGCTTACGATGTCGGAACGGTACGGGGTGCGCTTTGAGTTTTGCGCTCCGGAAGAAGCTGCAACACGGATTATTGAACTTTTAGGGGATAGAGATGAATGAATTAAGGGATGCCGCATTACATTATGCGGAGATGGGGCTTGCAGTATTTCCGCTTGTTCCGAAGGATAAGAAGCCATTAACACAAAATGGATTTCATGACGCATCCACCAACGCAGAACAGATAGAGAAATGGTGGAAAGCACACCCGAATGCAAATATAGGCATTGCAACAGGGAATTTGTCGGGCGGTTTGGTCGCGATCGACATGGACATTAGCAAAGAAGAGAACAAAGACGGGTACCATTCCTTCACAAAATGGTGTGACGAGAATTTCCTTATATTGCCCGATTCATGGTTAAGCATCACCGGAAGAGGCGGATACCATCTGTTATACAAATCGCTTTTTCCGGTCCCGTCAAAGATAGGATGGCTTGAGGATGTGGATATAAGGGCAGATGGTGCGTATATAGTCGCTCCCCCGTCCATTCATCCGAATGGCAACAAATACGAATGGGAACAGGACCCGGATGACTACACACTCATAACGACAGATGACACGGATGTCGAATTTGTCATGAATAGCGTGATTTATTCCGGTAAATCCAACACGGAGCCGCTGAAGGTTCCTGATGTGATACCTAAAGGCCATCGAGACGAATTGATGTTCAAACTTGCTTGCAAGTATCAGGCAATGGGAATGTCAGATGAAGCAATGCTGGCGGCATTACAGGCTGAAAACAAATTAAGATGTCAGCCCCCGTTGACGGAAAAGGAAATTAAAAAGAAGGTCGAACAGGCGCAGAAGTACGCAAAGGGCAAAGAGGAGAAGAAAAAGCCCGGTAAAACGGATGATTTTGATTTTCCGGAGCTGACCCGGGCAAAGGATCTTGAAGCCGAGGATCTGCCCGACCTTGATGTGTATGTCGGTGTGGGTGATGAGGTACCGTTGCTTGTCGAGGGAACGTGCATATTATCGGCAAAAAGTAAACTCGGGAAGTCATGGTTATCCCTTGAATTGTGCGATGCAGTCACAAAGGGCAATGATTTCCTTGGCTACAAAACAAAGAAATGCAGCGCGCTTTACTTCGATTTTGAGACAGGCAAAAAAGTCCGGCAGAACAGGCTCCGGAAGCTCACAAAGATTGTGGGACCCAGGACAGACACGTTTTACATCGTGGAAAAGGCGCACCGGATGAAAGAAGGCTTTGAAGAGCAGGTCGAGCATTACATGAAAAAAGATCCTGATATCGGAGTGGTTATCGTGGACGTGTTCACAAAGATCGTGAAGCCGAAGCCAAAGGAAATTGCAGATTATGAGTATTATTACGACTTAATCAGCAAACTTAATGAAATATCCCGGAAATACCACTTATCAATAGTGCTTGTATGTCATGACCGTAAAACGGTGGATCCGAGTGACCCGTTTGCGAACATTCTCGGAAGTACAGCCCTGCAAGGCGCAACAGATCAAATGATCGTGATGTTTAAGAGCCGGAACTATAACGATGCAGTCACTCATATTTCCGTCAAAGGCCGGACGATAGACGGCATCATAGATATGGATGCTCAAATGAAGGATGGCCTGTGGGTACGTGCCGAGAATGTGGCGGCAATAAGAAAATGCGATGAATACAAGAAATCTGCAATATACGAGGGTGTAAAGAAGCTCATAGCAAAGGATAAAAAGTGGCGCGGGAAGTGCAGCAAATTTGTTCAGGATTGCGAAGAGATCGGGATTGAACTGAATTTGCCTATTGATAAGGCGGGAAAAACCGATTTTAGGCCGATTGGCAAGGCTTTTCAGGATGAGGACTTCCGGGCGATGTTGATGGAGGAAAATATCAAACTTGAGCTGACGAATCCAAATTCAACAGGAGGTAAAATTTATACATTTACCGTTTCCACCGTTTCAAATGAGTGGGTTACCGTTTCAGAAAATGACGTAATCCCTTGGGAAATCTAGGGTTATAGCCTAAGGCAAAATTAACGTTTTTATATTTTTTACCGTTTCATTTACCGTTTCGGTACCGTTTTTTGAAACGGTGAAACGGTTAAAACGGTAGATTCTATAGGGGGTAAAAATGAAAAATCTGAACGATTACAAAAACATATCCGGGGATGTGTGGGGCATCTTCAAAAAATACATGGATGATGATGCTGATTTGACAGAATTTGTCGTTGATGTTGCCGACCTGGGGCGAAAATATGGTTCCGACATGTTCATGAAGAAACTGGCAAAGGTCTATTTTGACGAACTGAATGAGATAAAGGGGTGATGAAATGGTAAAAGCAACCCCTCAAACATGCAAAAAATGCAAATACCGGTGCCAGATAGATCAGCGCATCACATGCAACTACTTAGCAATAACAAATCATTCACGGGTGTTTATCAAAGGTGGCGCTGCTTACGATCCGGCGTATTGCGACAAGTACGAGCCGGGGAAACAGCTCAAACAGCCACGGATATTTAACCCGGCAAGCGGGAAAAGAGACGAGATTAACTATTACGTTGCGGAGGTAATTACAGATGCAAAATCTACAAGTGCTTACTATCACAGAAGGCTTATGGGAAGAAGTAAAAAGTGGGATGTGTGATGAATATTGCAAGCATCCCTTCAATACGGAGACACAGGCGGAGCTGAATGAGATATGCAGAGAATGCCCGCTGAACAAGGTTGATGATGCTATGGGTTACAACCCGTGGCAGGAGTAGGAAGGAGGAAAGTTAATGATAGAGGTTCGACATGAGATAAGCAAAGAGGAATATGACAAGGCACAGAAGCAAGGACCGTACAGCATCATCCCGGACGATATCAAGATGGGATATGGCGCTTATTGTGCAGGAGTATACGAAGAGGATGGAAAATATTTCATCAGGTACGATCAGGGAAGCAGTTGTGATTAAGGAGGTAGGATGCTTGATTTTGGATTTTATAACGAAGATTGCTTGCCGAGAATGAAAGAATACCCAGATAACTTCTTTGATCTAGCCGTTGTAGACCCGCCTTATGGTGATGCGGGGGGGGGTACGGATTGTCGATCATCTTCACAGTTCGCAACGGAAGACGGAGCAGGAACGCCGCAAAAATCTAGGGGGGGGGTGGAACAGGTTCGGTCAACGCTTCGACAGGTACAAGAACCCGCC